GTATTAAACTTGATTTAGATGCATATGGAAAAGAAAGTAGATTTGAAATTGTGGAGAAAGATGAGGAAGTTGAAATGCAAAATATTAACAATGTTAGAACTGCTGTAAAAGTTGGTTGGACAATTAAGTATAGATGTAAGCAAAGAGGACATGGTGTTAGTGTTTTTATGCCTAATGTAATTTACGAGGAAAGGTTTGGTGAAAAGAAGAAAGTAGAGAAGGAGGATTAAGTATAATATTAATTATAGGAAATGGCAAAAGAAGACCTTATTGATATTTCTACCCGTCCTGATTTTAAAGAAATCACGCATAAAGGAGGGTCAGTTAAATCTCAAGCAAAGAAAGATGCTGCAAAATTAAGGGGTATTAAACTTATGAGTCAAAAAACATTAGAGAAAAAAAGTTTGGGGTTAATTCAAAATCCAGATGCATCTGCTTTACAAATTATGCAAGTTATAAAAGAATTATTAGATAAGAATTTGCCAGATAAAATAAAAATAGAACTATTAGGTAAGATGGTTCAGGCACATACAGCAATTCATGGAATTAAATCTAAAAATCTTAATATAGGATTAACAAAACAGATTGTGGAAGTTAGATTTAAAGATAAAGATAAAGAAAATGAAAATGAAAGAGAAGATAGAGATAAAGGAGATAGTATTAAATTATTTACCCCACAAAAATCAAAAAATATTTCATCAAAAGAAGCAGAAGTATAGAGCATACGTTGGTGGAATTGGTAGTGGTAAAACTATGGCTGGTTGTGCGGAAACAATAAAGTTTATTATTGAAAATCCTGGTTGTTTATTTGTTATTGCTGCTCCCACTTATCCAATGTTGAGAGATGCTACATTGAGGACCTTTTTTGATTTATGTCCAAGAGAGTTAATTAAGAATTATAACTCTACAGAGAATATAATTGAGATGGTGAATGGAAGTGAGATTTTATGTAGGAGTTGTGAGGATGTAAGAAATATAGAGAGACTGAGAGGAACAAACTTGGCTGGATTTTGGATTGATGAAAGTGCTTTGGTTCCTCATATGGCTTGGAAAGTTTTGATTGGTAGATTGAGACAAAAGGGTATGAAATTAAGTGCTTGGATTACAACATCACCAAAAGGATTTAATTGGGTTTATAGTGAGTTTGCTGAAAAGGAAAGAGAGGAGTATATTTTAGTTCCTTGTTCGAGCAGAGATAATCCTTATTTGACAAAAGAGTATATTAGAGATTTAGAAGATTCATATGTTGGTGTTTTTGCAAGACAAGAAATAGAAGGAGAGTTTGTTGGATTTGAAGGTGCAGTTTATTCTTCATTTAGTAGAAAAATTCATATAAGAGATACTACTATTCCTGCTATGAGATATTTTGTTGCTGGAGTTGATTGGGGTTACACAAATCCGAGTGTGATTTTAGTTTGTGGTGTTGATAAGGAAGAGAATGTGTGGATTTTTGAAGAATTTTATAAAGTGAATGTGTTAGTGGAACCTGAATTAGTAGAAATTGCTAAGCAGTTGACTTCAAAGTATAATATAATTCAGTTTTATTGTGACCCTTCATCTCCCGAACACATTCAACAATTTATGAATGGTGGATTGAATGCTGTTGAGGGAAACAATTCTATTTTTGCTGGAATAAATGTAGTAAGTTCTAAATTACAAATAAGAGATAATAAGCCTTCTTTATATATTAGTCAATCTTGTGTTCATACTATTTCTGAGTTTGAGAATTATAGATATCCTGAAGGTAAGGAAGAAAAACCTTTGCAAGAGAATCCACTTAAACTTTATGACCACTCAATGGATGCTCTAAGATATGTTTGTATGGGATTAGAGGAAAGTAGATTTACTGAGTATGAGCCATTTATATTTTAAACATAGTCTGTTGTGTATGTTATTCTTGCACCGTAAATTATATCGTTTGTTGATAATGCCCCCGTTTCTATATGATAAGCATAAGTTGAATTATCTATAGTTGCATTGGAAATTGAGGTGTCTTCTGTACCTATTACTGTTGTCGCCATTGCAGAAGAAGCCCCATCCGTTCTTGTAACTCTATATAAAAAAGCATCAGCTCCATTGGCTCCTGCGTTTCCATTAACTATTACTCCTGTAACTACTGCTCCATTTGGAAGATTAACAGAAGCTAAAGCTGCAAGTATTTCTCCCACTACAAATTGTCCTGTTGCTGATGTATATTCTACGACTTTTGTACTTACTGATGGAATAAATCCTATACCATTACAACTCCAATAAGAAGTTTTATTTTTTAAACTAACAGCTCCACTTGAAACTGTGAAATCATTTGTATTAAAACTTGCTGCTCCTTTTACTGTTGTTGTTGCAAGTGGCGTAGTTATAGAGGTAGCAGTAATTACTCCATTTGTATCTGTAATAGCATTCAATCTATCTACAATAGGATTTAATCCTGAAACACCTGTAGAACTGCCAACTATAGCACCTGCTGTAAATTGTGCTCCTGATGCATATTGACTATATAAATTTGCCATTTTATTTTTGTCCTCCTTTCATCTTTATATTTTAATTTGAAAAGTTTGTTGAATTTGTAATTCTTGTTCGCCATCAAAGACAAGTGACCCAGTAAGCACTTCCCTATTTACCATTTGACTTCCTGCTGTCATAACACCATATTCTTTCATTATACAACCTGAAATATCATTTGGTGCCCAATTAGCAATCATAATTACTTTTTGAGCAGTTGATGTATCATAAGTATCAATTTGATTTCTATCAAACTCAGATACTAATATTGTATTTCCAGATACATAAGCAGTTGAACCAATTCCTACTGCTATATGAGATGGTATTGCTGAACCAGTCATATTTGCTGCAACTACACTCAAACCTACTGTTGTTGTTCCCATTTAAGTTAAACCTCCTATTGTTGAACCTGCTCTCATATCTCCTAAAAGAGATGTAGAGGAATTAAATAAGTTATGTCCTGGAGTATGAAAATAAAACGCTGAACCAATACTTCTACTAACAACAATCCCACTTGAAGTAACTGATGTTGAACCTATTGAAGTTACTACATCTGTTATTGAAGTATCTACTTCACTTCCTTCTAATGCTCTTAATCTTAATTCTTGCTCTTTCATAATATCTACAAAGTTAGTTATTCTTTTATTTAATATAACTTTCAAAACATCATTAGATAAATTATTTTTATTATTAAAATTATACTCAGAAGTTGTTATTGTATAAGTTTGGTTGTTGATATTATGGAAAGGAATATTCACTACAGCAGTATTCCCAGGTGTTAAACTTACTACTCCATAAATATCTAAATCAACTTCAACTGTGGGGTCTTTATGTGATGCTAAAAAAGTATTTGCTCTTGTGTTTGCTTCATAAATGTCTTTTATATTTCTATCTACAATTATTTTATGTTTTATTCCATAAGTTGTTTGTGATGTTATATCTTGCCTAATTGAAACTAAAGGACTACTTCTTTGGTAATCTATTATAACAGCAGTAGAACCTATCCATCCTGTATTATCACCTGCAGTTATTCCACTTGTAAGTATAATTTGTTGATAATTATAATCAAGTAACCATTTAACATCTTCAGTTTCAGGGTCATTAACATATAGAATTCCACCTGGTTGTAATATAATATTTGGGCTTGCGCTCCCTGTAACTACCGCATTTGATGGTTTATCATCTAAAGTATATACACTTCCTGCTTGTGGACCAAATACTTCTTGAGCACCTGTTAATTGTCTATCTCCATAAACAGTAATTTTATTAAAAATATCACTATCATTATTTGTAACTTTAGCACTTAAAACATTTGTATTATCAAAAGTTAATCCACTGCTTGTACCTGCATCAATTTCAAAATGTAAATCTTTATCTGTATCAATATAAAAATAATATCCTGCAATTTCTGCTAATCGAGTTATTGCATCAAATAAACTTATGTTATTAAAAGTTATTCTATCAATTGTAGTTACAGTTACATCAACATTATTTGTAGTTATTCCTGTTCCTGTAGCATTTTGTATCATTAATGTCCTCACAATTGAACTTACTTCTTGATTTTTAAAAATTCTTGGACTTACTAAAATATCTTGTAAGATACATCCATAATCTCTTCCTTTTAATTGAACTCTTTCTTCCTTTTCATACCCCGCAAATTTAATTTCTTCAATTACTCCCAAAAATATATTTGTGGTTGGAGGATTAGTATCTACGTCTGCATAGATTATTACCTCATCATTTAAATTAAATGTATCATCATATTGTCCTGCATCATTTGGAAATTCACAATAGAATTTAGAAGTAGAGTCATTATCACTAACATTCTTTATAACATCTATCCAATTCGCATTATAATATGTTGTTCCTGCAATAGTTATTTTTGTATATATTGTCATATTCTTATTTTTGCCTCCAATTCATCTTGTAATTTTTCTGCGATATCTCTTGCATTAAATCCATTGAGATTATTTATATAAATTGTAATTCCCATACCTCTTTCTACTTGAGTTGCTGGTGTTACATATTCTCCTTTATGTAATCTTGCTGTCACATCTTGTTTGATATAACCACCTTCTTGTAAGTAAATTGTTGGTGCTATTTTTGATTTTGGTGTAGGTGTAGTTTTGGTAGTATATGTTGTTTCTATTTCTGGAACTTTAACTTTTGTTTTTTCACTTGCTTCACTTAAAATAGCTCTTATTATATGAAGAGAATCAAGAGCTTTTAGTAAAAGGTCACCTAATTTTGTAGCCCAAGTTTCTAATCTCTTACCAAACGTTATTGTTTCTTCTGAAGCTTTTTTTGATTCTTCTCCTAATTGGTTTATCTTTATTATATTTTCTTCCATTGCTTTTTTATTTTTATCATACATATCTATTGCGTTTTGAATATCTTGTCCTACACTTTCCATAGTTTCTCCTGAACTATCTTGCATCATCTTCCATCCTTCAACAATTAATGATTGCTCTTCTCTCCATTGTCCATATTTTTCTAACTCTTCATCTATTTTACTTATTCTTTCCTCAATTCTATCAATCTCTTCATCACTCATATAACTACTCTTTTTTCTTAAACTTTCTATTTCATTCTCTAATTTTTTTACATTTTTTAATTCTTCAGCGTATGCTTGTTGTTTTAATAAATTATTTTTCTCAAATTCTTTTCTTGATGTTATTAATCCTTGTTGTTCAGCAAGAAATTTATTATTTTCAGCCTGCATTACATTTTCAATATCTGTAATTTCAACTCGATATTGAAGTCTTAAAACATCAAGGTCATGTTGTCTTTGTTCTACTAAAGATTTATTTTCATCTGTGGCATCTTCTAAATATGCAAGTTTTGCTTTATTTAATTCTTGTTCTTTCAGAGCAGTAGCAACACTTATGTCTGAACCCTCTTGTGTAACAAGTTGAATATTTCTCAAACTTGATAACAAACTTTCTGCAGTATTTCTTGAAGATTGTAATTCATCTTCTATTTTAGAAATAGCCTCTCTTGTTTTACTATACCCTTCTGCTAATTGTTTTTCTAAACTTAATCTCTCTCTTTTTAATTCAATTTCCTCTGGAAATACATTTTTTACTAACCCTTCTAAATCTTTTATATATGCTTCATTTTCCTGTTGCAATGCTTGTGTATTTTCACTAATGGTTCTAATTTCATTACCTACAAGTTGTAATTGTGCAAGAACTTCTGGAGACTTAACCTTCTCAGACCACAACTCATAACCTATTGTTGATTTTACTAATTGCTCATTCCAATCGTATGCTTCAACTATAGCACCACCCATTCCTGATTTGAGATTATCCCAACCTGCACTTAATCTTTGTAATTTTTCAGTATGAGTTTCTGTAGCATATCTCATTGCTTCAGTTAAACCTGTACTTTGTGAAATAACTTCATTTACGAATGCTTGTTTCCTTTCTACTTCTGTTAATTGGTCTGATGTCTTCCCTAATTGAGTAGCATATCTTTTATATGCGTCTTCTGCGTTAACTATAATACCTAAATTATCAAGAATAAGTTTAGATTGTCTTCCAATACCTATTGTGATATCATTAAATGCCTCAGTTACAGTTCTACCCATAACCTTACCTCTTGCTGCTGCAATTTCCATTAACTCAGGTAATTTATTTTTATCAATACCTAACATCAATGCTCTGTTAGCAGATGCCATCAATTCAAAATTAGAAACCATACCTTTTGATGCTACTCTTAAATCCTTTAATAGAACGTCAGCAGTTTCACCAACCACAATATTAAATGATTGGGCTGCTCTTTCTGTTTCTAAAAATGATTTTACAGATTGTGTTGCGAATCCAACTGCTGCGCCTGCTAAAGCAGCATAACCAATTCCTGTACTTTTAAGAAACATACCAAGTTTCTGAAATCCTGTTTTTTGAGTTTGAACAGACCTATCTAATTTTTTAAATTCCTGACTATATTGGTCAACTGCTTTTATGACTATCTGAATGCCTGCACCTGCCATTGCTCCACCTAAAATTCCTATTGCCATTATCTATATCTCCTTTTCATTTTTCTGTTTGCTTCTTTAACTTCTCTATTATGTTTATTCATCATCCTTATAACTGCCTTCCTTTCAAAGATTGTTAATTTTTTAACGTCGTCCAAGGACCAACTAAAAAAATGTGCTATTGCTAATTGACTATCTATTTCTTTTCGTCTGTGTTGGAAGGCTTCGGAAAATCTTCTATTTCTGAAGTTATTCCATTCAACTTATTGATTTCTTTCATCAACCCATTACCTTCCTTGAAAGTCAATTGTTCTATCATTTCATCAGTTGGCTCTGGTTCAACAATAGATTTTTTCAACATATTCTTAAACCATTCCTTTCTATTACCTTCTTCTGTTGAAATGATTTCCAAATATGGAAGTTCCTTTATCTTGAATTTCTTATCTTCTATTTCAATTTCTTTTTCTACCATTTTGAAGTTACCTCCTTACAATTATGCATAACTACCAGCATTATAATATTGTGTTGCATCATGAATAACTGCACTAACATGTTGTGGCACAATAGTACAAGTTTGGTCATGTAATCCTTCAACTGGACTTGGCACAGACATATCAGTAATCTTACAACCACTCATAACTACATACGCACTTCCTGCTGTTGCTTCTATCTTGAACATAGCGTTAAAAGTACTTCCACCAATGTAATACTGCTTATACAATGTTTCTGCATTTACAGCATCCATAATAAAAGAAGCACTTACTTCATAATCTCTATTTAAAGGAACTGGTACTTCAATTGTTCTACTTCCATTTAAAGGAAACCTTGCTTCTAAGTTATTATTGATTGTCAAACTAAATTCTGTACAATTAGTTAAAGCTGTTCCAGACGGCAAATGAACTGCTACATTACTCCATAAGTAAGGTGCTGTTGTAGTTGGTGCTACTGCTGTAACTGCTCCTGAACTAAAGTCTACACTTTGTGCTCTATATCCAATTTCACAACTACAAATCTCTCCTTCAGACATTGTTATTCCTAAACTATCTACCATACAACCCTTAAATGTCCTTATGAAATTACTTCCTGCTGCTGGTGTTTTCTTACTATCTTCTAAAGTAAAACTACTCAAAGATTGTGTTGGTATGTGAATGTTTGCATCATCACTATTTGTCTCTGTAATAGTATGTGTATATGGTGAAGGACTTCCAGCATCAGTACAACTTCCTATTGCAAATGCTAAAAACTTCCAATCTTGTGGATAGTAAGTAAATGTTCCTGTATAATTTAAAGGACCGTCAGTAAATGTATCTACATTTCTATCTGTACTTCCTTGATATCTTATTGCTACTACACCCGCTCCTTCAGTTGGAGTATGGTCTTGAACTAACCCAATCCATTCTCTTGAACCTGCTGTCATAAATGATTGGTCTGCATAAGCTCCACTTTCGTAGGCAAAACATAACTGATTTTGGTCAGCCAAAAATTTATATCCCATTACTTTTTACCTCCTTTCATTTTTATGAACAAATGAATAAGTATTGTATACTCATCACTTTTGATTTAATTCCTTCCTTCCCTGGTTCATCTACATTAACTGCAGATGTTAAAGAGAAATCATGAAGATTAGCACCAGTAATATCATCACCACTAAATTGGTTTGTTCTCAAATAATTATAAACAGAATCGAATAATTCATCTCTCTCAACTACATTCCTTGCCCATATTCTAATTTCTAAAGGAAGCGTTATTGCAGTTCCCTCTGACTGCATTCCTAATCTTATAGGTTGTGAAACACCAGAATCAACCACAGTAATTAAAGGATACTTAACTGGTCTCTTTGGATAAGAAGTCATCACAAACTTTTCATTACCTACTCTTTTAGAAGTAATAGGGTCTGTGATATTTGTTGCTAAATTATCTCTAATCAAATTAACACTATCTGCTACAAAAGTTGCACTCGCTACACTTGTTATCGCCATCTTTACCTCGCTTGGTATATTAAGTCATCGCTTTGACTTAATAAAATAAATTAGAATTAATATTTAAAATATAATTTTTAAATTATATAATT